CTGACACACAACTGACTGATGACCAGATACAAGCGGCTATTGATGCCGCTCAGTGTTTGGTTGATCAGTTAGCTATTAGTAGTTGTGGTGCCAATCTTTCTGATGCCTGTTTGACTCAAATTCATATTTATGTGTCCGCTCATTTTGCCGCTGTCACTGAAAATACGTTGTCAATCAGCAGTGAGACAGACCCTTGTTGTGGTGGACGTGCCACATATGGGTTTGAATTTGGGGAAGGCATCAAAGGCACACCTTTTGGTCAGATGGCTAATACCTTGTCGGGTGGTTGTCTGGCTGAATTCGATAAGCAGCCAACAAATCTATTTTCTATCGGGTGTCACTAATGGCACGGCGCACACTGTTTAAGCGTAATCTTGCCAAGTGCGGCAAACCCATTACGTTGCAGGACCGTAATATTGTACCCCCTCCTTTTGGGTCACCAGACTTTGGTGAGAACTTTGACGGTGACAATACTGTTCAGGCAATAATAAAGACAATTAGGGGTAAGACGTTTTTTGATGGTGTTGGTACAGAAACACCCATCACCCATGAAATATGTATTGAATATGACGCGGATAATAATGTTACTGATGACACTGTGACTGCTGAGACATGGATATTATTTAATAATAAAAGAATTGATATCCTTGCGGTTGAAAACTGTTGTGAAGAAGATGAAGTATTGATTTTAACCTGCGCGGCCCGCGGTGCCGGGGAGGCAGCAAAGGCATGAGCGTAAAAATCGACACTAGTAGTCGTAAAGCTGTTGCCCGTATTTGCAATATGGGGCGGCTTACACGATCTGGTGTTGAATTTGGTGCCTATACTTCCGGTAAAGGGCTAGTGAGAACTACCAGCGCTCAGATATTACAGAAACCCAAAGGCGGCAGGCTTTATGTGAGCCGTACCCGTGCCGGACGTAGACGTAGACATGTGGCGTCAGCACCGGGTCAATCACACGCCAATTTTTCAGGCAGATTAAGAAGGTCATTAGGGTTTAGAGTGAACCCACGTCAATTAGAATTTGGTTATGGTGTCGTTAAGAATGATGCCCCTGATTATGGTGAGTTTGTGGAATTTGGTACTAAAAATATGGAACCAAGACCATCATTACAGAACGGCATTAAGACTGAGCGCCGTAACTTTCAAAACAACTTTGAGCGTGAAATAGGCAAGCGTTTAGAGGGCCGTGGGGGTGTAATACTGTGAGAGCTTCCGACATCGTTAATCAATTGGCCGCATTATTGCCCACTTTTGTTGATGACTTTACCGATCAAATATCAGTTGTTTCGTTAGATAGAGCAGGCACCACGGTTACGGCAGTTACGGTATCTGCTCACGGATTGCAGACGGGCCAACAGATAAATATGACCGGTGCCCAAACACCCATTGTCATTGACAGTATTACCCGTAATGGGATGGCAGCAACTTTAGTGACTGCCACCGATCATGATATGACAGAGAATGCAGGTTTTAACGTTCAGATTGATGGTGCCAATGAGTCAGAATTTAACGGTACGTTTACATTATTAGATGTACCAAATCGTAGAACCATCGTATTTCAGGTACCTGATAGCGGTCCTGTTACTGCCACCGGCTCACCGCTATTACTCAACGGCAGTAAGGTAACTGATACATACAACGGAATCAGAGAGGTCACAACGGTACCTGACGCTACCACCTTTACCTATGAGGTTAATGACTCTACGTTGTTTACGCCAGCCGCCGGCACGATTGTTGCTAAGATTACGCCTCGTATATCGGCCTCAGTTAATTTTGAAAGGTTACTTGACGCATATACAAGGCAGCCGCCGGATAAAGCGTGGTTATTTGTCGTGATTGGCGATGGTTTAGCGAATAAAAACCGGAATATTGATACTGACAGTACCGATAATATTCAGAACGGCAATTACTTTAACCAGCGTATCATTCAATCGGTACAGTTGTTTGTAATGCTGCCTACCTCAAATCAAATTGCGGGACGTAATGCGCGTGACCGTTGTGAGGAATTATTGAAGCCGATATGCAATTGTGTACTTGGTGCCAGATTCCCCAGCCTGGTTGAGAACAACAATAATCCGTTAATGCTCAATGCCCATGGTTTTCAGGCGTACAACAGTGCTTTTTATGTGCATCAATATGCATTTGAGGCAACATTACAGCTAGGCCCATCGGATATATTTGTCCCTCAAGAGGATGTAGCATTTAGGGATATTTGTTTGGAGCAAACAATAGATGTCTAGGATTGATAGTGACATTGATTTAGATGAGGTACCTTTTTTAGAACCGGATGCCACGGCTTCTACAATTGCCGCTGATCCTGTCAGTGTACCTAATGACGGCACTACACCCATTACATTAACCGTGACCGTAAGGGCTGACGGTGGGTCAATCATAGCTAATCGTGCAGTGACAATAGTTCTAACGGATACGGGTGATGCCGTTATTGGAGCCATGCCGGGTGAGACCGATGAAAATGGTCAGGTGAGTATCGATATCACCAATGAAACGGCAGAGACATTAACAATAGGTTTTACTCTTAACGGCGATAACTCCCCGTCCGTGGTTGAAGTTGAGTTTGAGACGGCTCAACGTTACCCTTTAGACGCCACACCTCAAGAAATTATAAATATAGGCGGTACACCCTTCCCTATAAGACCTGATGATTTTAGTGCTGAATGGGATGCGATAAGCACAGCCTTCACCAACAGGTTTGCTTTCCCCACTGGTATACCCGCTACAGCCCAGGTTTTAGATTTCAACACGGGTAAAAAATTAGTTGAGCTTTTGATTCAGGAAGCGCCCTTATCTGGTCCCGATGTAAACAATATGACAGCCGGTGGTGTTAGTATGCAAATCAGTATATTTAACCCTTTTGCTGCCATTCCAGTTCAAGGCACCATCGGAGTAAATATAAGTCGCGGTGAAAACGACATCCCAACCCGTGGTGTAACTACTTGGCAAGCCTCGACTTTTAGTGAATCCATATCTGCCACACCCTTAGCGGGTAATCCCGATGTCACGGGTAAAACCATCGCGGTTGGTGTTGACACTGATACCGATGAGTTTGTGTTTTTTTATGATGGCTCCGAGTTGGGGCGTTTAGATGCTCCCGCCAATGTTGAGGACGTTTACATATTCATCAATTGTGTTGATATTAGTACAAACGGTAGTAACATAGTCGGTGAGACTTTCAGTATACGTTTCAACGACATTGCGTCTGAAATACAAGGGGTATACCCGTCACCTTGGACGGACACGAATGGTGTCCCTGTTAGTTAGGATGAAAAATATGGGCAAAACAGTCATACTAAAGATCAACAATGTTCCAAGGTATACCGGAAGGGTTCTTGTGAACACCGATGAGAGGGGCGTACCATTGGAGCGATTCTGGCGGAAACGCCTAGCGGACGCTGAAACGGATAATTGTGTAGAAATCGTGAGACCTAAGAGGAAGCGGAACAATGACAACAGTACGTCAGCCTAAAGTTACAGTAAATATTGTGCCTTCTTCTGAGGAGGTCCAGAATACGGCACAAAAAATCTTAATTGTGGGGCAGAAGTTAGGAAGCGGTACCGCTCCAATTGCCACACTTATTGAAAATATTGCCAACGGTGGTGCTGAGGATGATTTATTCGGCGCTAAGTCAATGTTAGCAACTCTTATACGTGCTAATAAGATTCGTAATCAACAAGTGCAAATCGATGTTATCGCCCTTGATGATGCTGGCCCGGGTGTTCAGGCCACCGGTTCATTTGATATTACCGCTGGCCCCGCAACTGAAGACGGCACCCTTACCATTATTGCTGGTTCCGAACGCAACCATAAATACAGCATTGCTGTGGCCAGTGGCGATACTGCCGCTGTTATTGGTGATGCCATTGAGGCGGCCACTACAGCGGACATTAATTGCCCTGTTACCGCAAGTAACACAGGTGGTGTGGTGACTGTAACAGCCTCAAATGCTGGCACATACGGTAACAGCTTCCCTCTTGAAATCCGTGGTGAGGTTGCTGGTGTGACCACAGGTGTTACCGGTATGTCTGGTGGCGCTACCGATCCTACACTGACAGGTGTATTTGATCCGGTAGGTGACAATCGTTATCAAGGTGTTATCTGGCCTTATCCGTCAGATACCGCTGAAGTACGCGGATTCCTTGATCCCCGTTTTAATGCGGACGGTAAAGTATTAGATGGTGTGGCA